CGACTTTGACCGAGAACGCCGCAAAGGGCCGAGCATCGTACCGTGGCCCTGACAAGGCCCCCAAGGTCAGCATCGGCTATACATACCAGCTCACCGAGGCGAACGGAGACGGATCGCCAAAGTCCGGTGTTGTGCCGATCAGCAAGAGCATCGTCGCGCCTGGCCCGATGGAATTCGGCGTGAACATCACCTTCGACGGGTACAACAACAATCCGCGCCGCAGCCGCATTTCTAATTTCCGCAGTCATTTCAGCAACTACAACTATGGACTGAAAAGCTGGGCGGACCCGGTCAATCCCGAACTTAACCCCGAATTTAACAGCGTCAGTCTGGCTGCGTTTCAGCAGATCATGACAGACAATCAGACTACGAATATCCTTACAGGGCCCAATGCATCTCCCAGCTCCGTCCCGGATCAATTTAAGAACCGTGGTAATGGCACTGGCGCTGGGCCCGTTTTCGAGGTAGCCGCTCCGAGGCTGTCTGGTCAGCGTATGCGCGTTCGGTGGAAGGGTGTGGCTGATCACATCACTACAAATGATTTCCGGAACATCATAAAAAACCCCCAGCGCGGCACCGATGGTGTGCGCAGTTGGTTTGACTATGACCACGTCTACGATGCGACAATTCCGACCAAGAACCCCGCACCTTCGGATTTCATCAACGCATGGTTCCGGATGGTCATGGTTAACGGCACCATCCCTACCGAACTTGAAGCGTACTACATTGATAGTAACGGGAATGCCCTGAGTTCCGGATATTGGGATCCTGACTACATCGATGACATGAAGCACTTCGTTGGCCATACAAATAATGGCCCGCGAATGATGGATGTGCAACGCATCATCAATATGTACGACCGCGTATTTACGGCCGATCATATTACAGATGGTTTGTCGCGGCTGCCGGGTAACGGCTGGGGCTATCAAATGTGTTTCAGCTTCTTCGAAGCTATCGGAGTGGGCGGGCAGGTTCATATACCCCTGCAAGCTGACGAGTCATTTGTCCGGAAAGCCGCCAACATCGGAGCTGTTTGGTCAGCCCGCACCAAGCTGACATCAGCATGGGAGCTTTCCAACGAAATTTGGAATAGCGGGCAGCCGAGCTACGGCAAGGCTGTCGAGCTAGGCCGGGCAATGGGCTTCACGGCCACAAAGATTGTCGACGGTCAGACGGTTGAAGATGCGAACGGCATCCGTATTCAATACAACAGTTTCCGTCATCGTCAGGTCATGCAATGGATTACCGACGAATATAGCAAGGTGCCAGGTGCTTCTCCATACCTGAAGCGTGTGCTTGGATGCTGGAACAACAGCCCATCCAACAGTCTTGCTGTTGCAAACTCAGACTCCTTGTGCCTTGCTTTCACAGATGAGCTGCAAGGCGCGCCGTACCTCGGCAACGGATATGCACAGCAATATCCTTATGTACAGAATGACCCATCAGGCATCACGGACGCCATGTTGGACGAGTACATTGCTCGGATCAAGAACGAGTCCATACCGTACGTATTCGGATGTTCAGCCGAGATTCGTGACTTCGCATTGAGTAAGGGCAAGAGCTTCGGGTGCTATGAAGGGCTGCTAGAGGATCCGCTTAACGGGAACTTCTTCGTCCGCCTCAAGAATGACAACGTGCGGTGGCCAGCGTTGGTGACGCACATTTTGTCGGAGTACAAACGGTTGGTCGGCGGCCACTATCGCGGCTATTACGACAACTCCATGGCCTGGGGGTTCCGGGCGAACATATCGCAGGACGCCTACGTATCGATCAACGGTTTGCCAAACGCGGGCGGTACGAAGGCGTGGTACGACTTCATCGCGGCTCAACCGACCCTATAGGTCAAAGCCACACCCTTGTCGCGGGGAACAACCCGCGACAGGGGGGGCATTGATTCAATTCCGAACAAGAGGGTTCATGCAAAGTCACTAGCCATTGCCAATGTAGTCCTATTGCCATCTTTCACGCCACTAACCGTTCCATCAAAATGAAAAATGATGCCATAATATCCGGTTGCGTCACGAATCTTGGCGGCGGCAGCAGGAATTTGCCTGGCGGGAATGCCAGAAGCCAAAGATGCAATGTGGGTTTTGATGTAGTTGAGCATAATCGTTCCTTTTTGTAGCAGGGCCATGACGACTAGGAGGCGGGCATTTCCTCGTCGTCATCTCTGATGAGGTAGTTATACTCGCGCCCAAGAAAAGGAATGACGGGTTCTAGCTCGTCCAGCCTGTCGCCAAGATCGGCGTTGGAAATCCTGCTCAAAGCCCCGCCAGTCAGCCGCTCGACATATAGCCTTTCAGCCTCGGTGCGCGTCAGATTCTGCGTGATCGTTATGCCCATCGGTCAATGCTCCTCGCAACTGTCAATAATGCCACCCCCACCGCAACCCACCACTCCCCTTGATCCATGGCTGTATAGGCTAGGGCGAGAAGGATGGGGATCATGGGGTGGGCTCAAGGATGGCGCGAGCAATACGTATTGCCCAACCTGGATCGCACATTACATCAACAAATTCAGCATTCGCGATCAGCTTTAGCTCCCCCTCTAGCGCCTCGATCCGGCGGGCCTGCGCCTCTATGTGAGCAGCCAGCAAGCCCACCTCTTCACCGTCGAGCGTCATACCATTTTGCTGGCTATCAGGCCCGGCAACGTAGGCGATCGCTCGGAGTAGCTCCACCAGCGCGGCGTTGGTGGTCTGGGTCATGCGGGCTGGTCCGGGTGCACGCCCATGCGCAGGCCCATCGGCTTCCACTTGCGGTGCTTCGATCGCCGCCATAGCTCACATGGCCCATCCTGAGAGTAGACGGCGAGGTAGTGCATGGCCTCGCGCAAGGCCCTTTCCTCGCCCTCAACCTCGCTGGCATCCACCTTAGCTACGAACATGCAATCTTGCCTGACGGCGTACTGTACGACACTCATTCTCTATCTCCCTCGGAGGATGCTGGTGCCAGTCCGCAGGGTGGCGGGGTGATGGGCCAGCGCTTGCTACCGGTGTGCTTCTGAAGCGCGCTGTTGATGCCGGCGACGGTGATGCCGAGCATCGCAGCCGCCTCCTGTTTGCTGACCATCTCGACGCTGAACCGCTCTATCCGCTGCCAGCGGGAATTGGCGCGGGCCTTCATGGTCGCCCTGCCCTTTGCTGCTCCGTCCCCTCGCATCACCCTCTCCCATCCTGGGTAGTGTCCGGGATACCTGCGGTGGTCATGCTGCGAGGCTCCGAACGGTAGCCGTGCGCGCGATCGACAGCAGCACGTCGCGGAATGGCTCAGGCGTCGCATTGCGGATGCGGGTCTTGTCCTTACCGCCCACCATGGCCACCACGCCGATGCGACGCGCCTTCTCGTAGCCGTACCGCTCGATCATCCAGTCCGGGATGCGCTGCTCGCCTCGCGACCAGTCGAGCTCCGGCAGGTCGACACTGTGCGCGTAGAGCCATGTCGGCTTGCGGCTGTCGTGCCCATAGTGGCCTTGCTCGACATAGCAGGTCCAGCCGCCCAGCCTGGCGGCGGCCTGCTCTGCGGTAAGAAGCGTCTGCGTCACCTCGCTTCCTCCTTCTTCCTCAGGATAGCGGCCTCTACCGCTGGTCCGGTGCCGCGGGAGACGATCTCGCGGCGGTCATCGACCTTGAGTGCGGTCAGGCCGGGGTAGCCGTCTGCTGCGGGGATCACTCGCCACTGCATTACGCTTCTCCTATTGCGCGGATAGCGGCGGCTAGATGCTGCCCAGCATGGAAATACGAAGTGTGGATCAGCATATCAGTCTGGTGCTGCTGGCTTTGCTCCACGTTTTCAGGCGTGAAGCCCTGGCCTCGCAAAACCGGATCGAGCAGCACGGCGTCACCGGCTGTTTCGAAGTTGACGTGAGCGTAGGTGTCGCACACCTTGGCCGCCTCTTCCAAGCAAGCGAGACGGTGAGACGCGAATGCCTCTGCAACGTATTGCTCGTAACGATTAAGCGTGGACAGGTCGGCTCCTCGAATTAACCGATCTGCTGCCTCACGGTCCCCCTGCGTCGGCTGCACCATCTCACTGTTCGACATGGGCGGTTCCTTGGTGGGCGCGGGCGCGTAGGGCGGCTGCGGTGAGGGCCAAAGGTGCCGTCGCGGCGTGATCGCATCGGTTGGTGAAGGTGAATTGCTGCATGGCACCCCGCGCGCCAAGCGGCAGGACAATGGCTTGCCACGGTCCCTTCTCGCGCAATACCTCATGGTCCCAGTCGGACAGTTGAACGGTATGGCCGGCAGGCACCAGCGACATGGCAGCGTCGAGCGAGGCGGTGTAGGCGGGAAGTCGAACTACACAACGGCTCACGTCGTAGCAGCATCTGCCAAGCGGGTGTCCTTCGTCTACGACACGCAGGCCCTGTAGCGGCGCAATCAGCGCATCAAGATCGCGATCCGGCCCCTCCCCCGCCTCTACGCGCGAGGCCAGCTCCATCAGATCAGTCATGGGAATTTCCTTGGAGATTGGGGTTCCGCGCGCACCGCTTGCAGCAGAACACGCCATGGTCATTGCACATACCGTCCTCGTCCCACCCGGGACCGAACAGAACTGGCAGTGCGTCGATGTTAGCAAGGATGTCTTGCACGGACTGTTCGTCGAGCCATCCATGCGGTGCCATCGCGTTGCGCACGGCAGCAGCCCGATCCTCGCGCCCCGCGATCTCGGCTACCTGCTGGGGGTCTGGCGGGGTCATCGACGCACCTTCTGATCAGGGTCGAGGCCGTACCGCTGGCACAGAGCGGTCGCGTACGTGCTGCCCAAGCCGAATGTGTCCATCACAGCCTTCCAGCGAGGCACACCGTGGCGCACGTCGCGGACGGGACGCGCACTCGCCACGGCACGCAGCAGGAGTTCATCGTCAGAAGGCATGGCGACGGGTGGCCATGGTTTGGGCGGCGGCAAACGATCCTCGTTCACGCCCCCTCCCCCTCGGTCGCTGCATGGCCGGTAGCTGGGATGGTGGCCTTTCGCTTAGCAAGCGCTGCCAGCCTGTCGCTTTCCTTGAACAGCCGCCTAAGGTTTGAGCGATCCGGTTCGTCAAAGCCCAGACGCTCCATGGTCGACCGGCTGACGCCAAGCTGATCCAGCACGCCTCGCGCAATCTCCTCGCGACCGTACATGGTCAGGAGATTGGAAACCGCGATCATGTAGCCGCGATTGAAGTCGCTCATTGTTCCGCCTCCCCCGTAGCTGGGATGGTCGGGGCGGCTGCGAGGGCGGCGAGGTAAGCTGCCTCGGCTTCTGCGCGCCATTCAGCGCGAAACAGGCTGTCGCATTCTTCATACGGCACAACGTCATCTACCCGAGACGGCATATCGTTGCGCGATGCTGCCTTAGCGGCAGCCTCCAGCATTTCGTCCGTAGGCTCGACCGGCACCAGCTTCCAGCCATCCGGGATCGCGGGGTCAGTCGCGGGCGGGAGGGAGGCGAGGGCTTGGGCTGCGACAACTTGGCAGGCGCGGGCCTGATCTTCCCAATTACAGCTTTCCGGAAAGGGGCGGACAATGCTTTCCAGCAGACTACGCACCCCCGCCCCGCTCGCGGCTTCGGCGGTGGCGAAGGCGAACGCGGCTCTGATGGCTATCGGCCAAGGATGCGCGCCGAAGTCTGCGGAGTGGCGCTCCGTTTTACTCCACTCAGTCTTAAATACCTCCAGCGCCCGCGCCTCTGCGGCATCGGTAGTCGTGTGGGTCATGATACGTCTCCCTTGGTCGGGGCGAGGGCGGCGAGGACAGCCTGATAGTGTTCCATGACCTCCAAGCCGATTTCTTCGGGGCTGTGTTCGAACACGGCGATACCATCCCAATCTTGGGCGGCTTTCAGCATCTCGACCAATCCGTCCGTCTCCGCCTCCAGCGCCGACCGCAGATCAGCCGGTGCGCGGGTGTTCCAGGCGGCTCTGGCTTCGGCCAGATGAGTGCCATCCGCAAATACCTTTACAGATGGCATGACAACGCAATTGACGCAGCTAATACCGGCCCATGCATCGCCCTCGACGCTAGGGTCTTCCGGCTGCACCCAAGGCTCACCCCCGCAAAACGGGCACGGCAGCAGCTTCTCACTCTCCATGGCGCGTCTCCTGACGGGCGGTGGCGATTGCGTCGCGGGCAACATCCCGGCACCAGACGAACGCGTCCGCATCATTTGGGATGGATTCCGCGTCTGCAATGTCCTGCAAGGCACTGCGCAGACTGCTGATCATAGCCCTTGCTTCGTCAAGGCTATCGATTGCCGCCCACTTCTCATTCAGCGCATGGCTTAGGTGCTCGCTAATGCTCACTTCGTCTCTCCCTGACGGGCGGAGGTGGCGGCTGCGCGAAGGGCGGCGACTACCTCGTCTTGGGTGCGGCCTTTCTCGTCATTCCAGCGGGCGAGAAGATGTGGAGCCGCGAACCCCATTGCTTCCGCAATTTTCTGATCCAGCGCGCTGTTAATGCCGACGCCGCACCAGCGGATTGCGCCGCGAACGCAGAAACACTGCTCGTCGTTGTCGTTGCGCGACCACCAATCGCCCTGCGTCCAGCGACCGGGCTTGTCCAACAAGGCCGCCGCCAGCTCCAGCACATCGGCCACAGTCTGAGGGGCGGTCATGCCAGCACCCATGCGAAAACCGCGCACCAGAAGACGATGCACACGGCCAGCAGCATCGCCCATGTCGAGCGACGGTCGAATTCCTGGTTCATCCCCTCAATCTCCTCTCTTTCCTGTACCGGCATATACGCCGGCGTATGATAATCGCGGCCCTGATAACGAATACGGGTCATGCCCACACCCCGCCGTCGCGGTTGTGCACCAGCGTCAGATAGCCGACCTCATGGCCATGCAGCATGGCCTGCTCTGCGGCGATTGCGTCGCGCACGTCATCCTTCACGCGCTGAAGGACGCTATCCAGCTCATTGGTAAGCAGATAACTGACGGCGCCGAAATCCTTGCCCTGTGCGACTGCGTGCATAATGTCGATCTGTCGTTCCAGCGGCAGGCGCTGGATGGCGGCGATGATGTCGGCGGGAATGTCCATGAAATGCTCCTTCTCTGTGGGGGTGGTATGGGCCAGCCAGATATGGGTGTCAACCGCAAATTAGCGCTAGACAGGCTCGAAATTTACCGCCAGATAACCCGCATGACCCATTTAGACCATATGCAGCGCGTCGAAGAACGCGCTTTCGCTGCCCGCAAGACGGTGCGCCAGGTATGTGACAAGGCCGGGGTTTACCCGTCCGTCTGGTCACGAGCCAAGGCGCGAGGCACTGTCAGCGTTGACGTGATGATCCGTATGGAGCGGGCATTGGATATTTTCGAGCAAGAGAGGAACCCACAATGAGCCAAACATTTTGGACAAATCAGGAGAAAATCGAGCTTATCAAAATGCGGCAGCAAGGCCTTACCTTAGCTAGCATCGCCAATTTTCTAGGCAAAACAGAGGCAGCGGTCTGGAAAAGAGCAAATCGCAACGTGCAAAATGCTAAAACACTGACAGAAAATGAACGACGTATTGTGTCGCTGATTTCTGTTGCGGCCAAAGATCAAGACCCGTGTCCAACTAACTACGAGATTGCCGCGCAAGTTGGCATTAAAGCGACAGAGGTGTCTTTAGCATTAAAATCTTTATCTCAAAAAGGCGTTATGGAAACATGCCTCAATAAAAACCGTCGCAGGGTGGCCTACGTATACGAGGGGCTTCTATCCACCAAGGACACTGGCTCTCATCTGGAACCGGCATTCCATGGTCAGCAAAACCCAAGTGACACGGAAGACCGCATCAAGATTTCCAGCATGAACCTGCTGCGCCGCCACCTCGAAACCGGGGCGCACTGGATACGCGATCCCGAGCAGTTCCGGGCGGCTTGTAAGAGCGTGGGACTGGAGGTGATGGCGTGACGTACCAGCGCAAGGAAGTGATTGGGGCGGCTACGCTGTATTTGGGGGATTGCCGGGAGGTTTTGCCGACGTTGGAGCCTGTGGACGCGCTGGTCACAGACCCACCGTACGGCACTCGTGACGATGAATGGGACGATATGAGCGAGCGTGAGTTCGCCCGTTTCAGCATGTCGTGGCTCGGCATGGCAGCGGTAAAGGCTCCCGAGGCAATCCTGTTTGGCAACATCGACAATGCCGTCCAGCGGCTTGCGCAGATGATCTATCCGCGAGTTCGGCCGATGATTTGGTCGAAGCCACCGGGAAGCCAGCTTTCCGGTGCTTCGGAACGCGGCCGGTGGTTTGCGTTTGAAACGATCTTTCATTGCTTTGATCCGCAGGATGTTGGTGGCGTTGTTGCCCGACACATCACCAACGCACGAAAAGCAGCCGGTCTTACACGTAGTGGTGTCGATATGATCGTTCGTGGCAAAAAAACCGGTCTTTGCTACAGGTGGGAGGAGGGTGCTTGTCTACCAACTGCCGAACAGGTCGCCTTGATGAAAGGTGAACTGCAGTTCGCTCCCAGCTTTGACGCTGACCTTGAGAGCGAATATGCCGCTCGCGCCGATGTAGCCTCCCGTTTTGATGTGCTGACTTACCGCACTGTCACCGAAGGCCGTCATCCCTGCGAAAAGCCTGTTGGGCTGATGACAGACATCTTACTGACAACAGGGCCTAAATGGCGGTCGCTCCTCGACCCATTTATGGGTTCGGGTAGTACGGGTGTCGCTGCCGTACAAGAGGGGCGTTCATTCATCGGTATAGAGCAAGACCCCGCCTACTTCGACATAGCCTGCCGCCGCATCGAACAGGCGCAGCGTCAGGGCAACCTTTTCTAAAATCGCAAGGCCGCACGCATAGGCCAAAGCCGGACAATCTCTGCCTCAATATAGGGCCGCACAGCCGGGGGGATCTTGGCTAGTGCGGCTTTTCTTTGTGCTTGACACATGCCCCAAATGGGCGAATATGGGCGCGCCTGAGAGGAGGCTTACATGTTTACACCCATCACGGATTTTAGCGCGTTGGAGGCGTTTTGGCGCGATCCAACGCCGTTTCTGGCCGAAAAAGAAATTGGCCAAGCGCAGATCGACGCGCTGTTTGTCGAGCATGACACCCGCAACCGCGTCAAACAGGAAGCGCGTTGGGAAGCGGAGGGCGAGGCATGACCGCGCCTTTCACCAGTTACAGCCCAGCCGACAAGCCGTACATCACCTGTCACGCGGAATATGACCAAGGTAGCGAGGAGTGGCTTCAGGCACGCTGCGGGCTGCTCACTGCGTCTGAGGTCAAGCTGATCCTGACGCCGACGCTGAAGGTTGCCAACAATGATAAGACGCGCGCGCACGTCTACGAGTTGGCCGCGCAGCGCATCACGCAGCACGTAGAGCCGCATTACGTCGGCGATGACATGCTACGTGGCCATGAGGATGAGGTGCGCGCCCGTCTGGCCTATGCCGCGAAATACGACGCGGTCACGGAATGCGGGTTCATCACGTCCAACAAGTGGGGGTTTACGATCGGCTACTCCCCCGATGGCCTGGTGGGCGACGATGGCCTGATCGAATGCAAATCGCGTCGGCAGAAGTTCCAGGTGCAGACCATCACCCAAGGCGTGCCTGACGAGCATATCCTACAGCTTCAGACCGGGTTGCTGGTCACAGAGCGGCCCTGGATGGACTACGTGTCCTACTGCGGCGGAATGCCTATGGCGGTCATTCGCGTGCTGCCTGACCTCGAGATGCAGGACGCTATCCTCACCGCCGCCGCTGACTTCGAAAAGCGCATCGCTGAGACTGTGGCCACTTACGAGGACCAGCTTGCATCTGGCGCACTGCGCTGGGTGCCTACCGAACGTGTTGTTGAACAGGAGATGTTCTGATGCCCAACACGTTCAAACCGCCAAGTGAGGCGCAGAATAAAGCCCGTGCACGATCATGGCGGATATTCCGCCTCCGTGGGTTGCACGCACAGGCGCACATGCTGACGGGATGGTGTCAGTCCATCGCCTTGGCCGCGATCGATGCCGAACTACTCAAACTTGGCGCACAGCCTGAAACGGCCCGCCAACAAGCCATTAGGGAGAACTATCAATGAATATGCTTGAGGCCATTGCGCCAAAGTCGGACCAGATCAATGCAGAAGATCTGGTTGGTCGCACCATCACCGTTACCGTGCGCGAGGTCACGATCCGCGCCGGACAGGAGCAACCCATCTCGGTCGCGCTGGAGGAAACCAACAAGGTGTTCCGGCCCTGCAAGACCACCGCGCGCCTGATGGTCGCCGGCTGGGGGCCGGATGCCAGCAAGTATGCCGGCAAGAAGATGACCCTCTACCGTGACCCGTCCGTCAAATGGGGCGGCGTGGCAACCGGCGGCATCCGCATTTCGCATATGTCGCACCTTGATGCACCGCTGGTCATGGCGCTGGCGGAGAACAAGAAGAACCGCAAAGTGCATACCGTTCAGCCGTTGCAAGTCGAAAAGCAGCCGGAAGCACCCTCAAAGGGCCGCCAGACGGCCGAGGAATGGGCAGCAGAGCATATTGCTGGCATTGAGGCCGCGCAGGACGCCGACGCTATCGATGCGCTTCAGAATGCCGGTGAGCGCGCTATGGCCAAGCTGGCGACTGGCAACCCGGAACTGCATGGGCAGATCGAGGCGGCCTATGCCAAGCGGCTGGGTGAGCTGACGCTGGTTGTTGAGGGGGAGCAATAAAATGGAATACGTGCTGGCTTACCTGGCATGTGGATATGCCACCAACTTCATGCGCGGCTATACTGCTCCTATCGCTACGGGCAAGGCAAGCGCGGGAGCCGATTGGTTGCGATTTATAATGTGGCCTCTCATGGCCCCCAGCATCGTTCAGTCTTTTGGCGGTGCAATCCGCATGGGATGGAAGTCGTGACCGACGCCGTAATCATCAACCTGCTGGGCACGGCGGAGGTCGCAAAATCTTGCGGCCGCTCCGTGTCGGCGGTGCAGAACTGGAAGGTGCGCGGCATTCCCTGGCGCTGGCGGGCTAAGGTTTGCCAGATTGCCAAGCGTCGGGGGGTTAGCGTGCCGGTTGGGTTTGTTCAGAAGGAGGTTTTGTGATGGGCTACAATATTGCTATCGGCGAGGCGGTTTTTCGTGGCTCCAAAGAGGAAGCGTATCTATCTGTATGGGCGGACAGTGAGGTTCACGATGCAGCACCTTCTTTTCCCAACGATGAACTAACCGGCCAAAGTAATGAACGGTCGCCATCGTATATTGGCTGGGCGGATTTCTGTCGAGAAACGGGCCTTTATGGTATGTTCTTTGGCCTAAATGGCCGACGCAACCCATACATGGAGGGAGATCCTAACTGTCATCGCGATCAGCCTATCATGGCCGATCACCCAGGATATGCAGCTATTAATAATGAAGATGCCTTTGCTGTTAAGCAGGCGTTAGAACAACACATATTAAAGCACGGAGAATTAAACCCAGGCTTTACTAATTGGGCAGCAAGCGAAGCCGATACACCCACAAACGCATTGCAATGTGCAACAAGGGCGCGCCTTATTTGGTTGGATTATTGGGTTCGGTGGGCTGTAGAAAATTGCGCACATCCTGTGATCGCAAACTCATGACGCGCACATACGGAGCCAAGCCCATGACGCAAAAGCAGGGCCGGCTACAGTTTCAGATGCTGTTGGCTGGCTGTACCGACGCGGCCTTGGATCGCCTGACACCTAAGGAGGTCGCCGCCTCCTATGCCGGCGTGACGGTGCAACAGGCGGCCGAGGCATTGCTTAACGAGCGGCTGCGGCGGTCGACATGCCGCGTTTGACGGCATTCGACACCCTCGACGCACTGGAAACGCCGCTGGTCGAGCAGCCGCGCTTCCCGGTCGAGCCTAAGCACAAGGGCAAAGGCAAAGAGAACACGTACCAAGCGGCGTTCCGTCGCTTACTACGGTTCGTGGGACCGTCAATCATGTCATGGGCCGTGCCAAACGCCGGCAAGCGCGGTTTCAAGGCACAGGCGGCCGCAAAAAAAGAAGGCATGACCGCCGGGGTGTTCGATGAGCATTATGCCTGGAACCATGGGATCGCCTTCCTTGAGTGGAAGGACGGCATCGGCGCCCTGTCACCCGCACAGGTCGCTTGGGGTAACGCCATGCACGATCGCGGCTTTCGTGTCGCTTGCGTAAGGACACCGGACTTCGCGCACGCGCTGTTTTTGGAATGGGGCGCACCTGTTCGCCCGATTATGGAGAACCGATAACATGTCTAATATCGCTAACGTTGCCGCTGATGAACTGCGCCTTCTGATCGAGCGTGCCGAGCGCTTGGAAGAGGAAAAGAAGGGTATCGCGGACGATATCAAGGATGTCTACGGCGAGGCCAAGGGGCGGGGCTATGACCCGAAAATCGTCAAGCGCATCGTTGCCCTTCGCAAGCGCAAGCGGGAGGATGTGCAGGAGGAAAACGCTATTCTGGAGACGTATCTATCCGCGCTGGGGATGCAGTTTGCGCTGCTGTGAGGGGCTAGACACCATGAACAAGATGTCGTAAAAGGTGCGGGCGGGGAGTGCTGACAACACGTCCGCCGCCCGTATCAGAGGCTTATGGGGAGCCACCGACATGCGCAATTTTACACCCGAAGACCGTCTTCCGCAACCGTTTAGGTTGGCTGTGAGGGCGGTTTTATTGCGTTGCGTGGACATGGCCGAGAGCCAGTCCGACGCCAAGGCAATGATCCTGACAATGTACGAAAGCGAGCTGCTGTCCGTCCCGGAAACCTTTGCCGAGATTGCCAGCCGTGGTTTGGAGGCAGCATGAACTGCGAGGATGTTTTTACGCAAGCCTGTAACGCTCACCGCGTCTTTATGGCTGATGAGGTTTGGCGCTTCAAGGATGTGGTAGAAAGCCCGATTGAAGAGCTTTTTATAGCTGGTCTTCTCGGCGCAGATTGTTTCGCACCTGATCGAGAAGAGATCAAGCTACATAACGAACGCATCACGTATGGTGATGTTCGCTCGTTTGATAAAGACGGTATCCGCTGCTGGCCACAGGCGACCATCGGCGCTTACCGTGTCGATTTCCTATTAGGGCATCAGAGGGACGGAAAGATCCGGTGGCTGGTTGTCGAGTGTGACGGTCACGCTTTTCACGAAAAGACCAGCGCGCAGGCCTCGCGTGACAAACAGCGGGACCGCTACTTCATGTCGCTTGGGCTGCTGGTGATACACTTCACCGGTTCCGAGATATTCGGATCGCCCATCGGCTGCGCCATGGAGGCGGTGGATGTGCTGAGCCGGGCGTCTGACAATGGCTGACGCAGGTTATGTTCGCATTCACCGCCGGCTGCTTGGACACCCAGCTTTCCGCAATGATAGCGAAGCACTGGCATTTGCCTGGATGGTGACAAAGGCAAGCTGGAAGGACACCCGGGTCCGCTACAAAGAGCATAATATCGCGCTCAAAAGAGGCGATTTGGCAGTCTCCATCCGCGATCTCGCAGCCGTTTTGGATCGCCCAAAAGGCTGGGTAGAACGGCTCATAATCCGTCTCAAAAACGAGACAATGATCGAGACACGCAGAGCGGAGGGGGGCAGGACAGCTCCATTGGTCATAACTATAAGGAATTACGCCGTTTTTCAGGCATCACAGGATGGTGATGAGACACCGCCCAAGACGCAGAGCAGGACACGCGGCGGGACACAAACAGGACAGCGGCCGGACAGAGAACAAGAAAGGGAAGAAGATAAGAAGAAAGAAGATATAGACGCAAGCGCCCGCGCAAGTCGGGTTTCGCCGTCATTTGAACCCTCTGACGGCAATGGCAAGATGGCGGAGATTGCAGCGCGGTGGTCGCCCGAAAGGCGGTTGCAGGAAATCGAACGCTGGCGATCGCATCACATGGCGAGAGGAACGCGCATGATCGACTGGAATGCCGCATGGCAGACATGGATCGGCAATTCTGAAAAGTTTGGTCGATCAGCGCAGCGCCCGCTGGATTTGGGATACGGCACCGGTCATTCCGGCATCCCGATATGACGTGGCAGCCGACCCAACCTGGCAGGTTTGTCTGCCCCGAGTGCAGTCACACTCGGAAGAAGAAGACCGACAAGTGCCTTAGCGTATCTCCGTCCGAAAGCGGCGGGCTGGTCTGGCACTGTTTCAATTGCGGATTTTCAGGAGGCATCAATGCTGCACGAGAAGCATATCAGGTGGCTGCAAGAACGCGGCATCCAATCCGATACAGTGGAAGCAATGGGGGTTACGACCGTCAGCGACAATCGCGGCAACTGGCTCCAATTCCCGTACATGCTGGATGGGGCAATCGTAAATCGCAAGCGCCGGCTGACGGCGGCCAAGCAGCACGAGATGGACAAGGGGGGTCGCCTTTGCCTGTGGAACGCGGAGGTTCTGCGCTCACCAGCCGTCATCGATAACGGCGCTGCGGTCATCATCACGGAAGGCGAGTTCGATGCACTGATCGCCATGCAGTGCGGTTTTGAGACGGTGGTGTCTGTCCCGAACGGCGCACCTGCTGAGCGCATGGATGATCCGGTTAACTCCAAGCGATATGCGTTCCTGTGGGAGTCGCAGCAAGCGCTAGAGGGCGTCAAGTCGTTCATTCTTGCCACGGATAGCGACGGGCCAGGGCGGCAGCTTGCGCACGACCTGGCATCGATCCTGGGTGCGGAGCGCTGCAAGTTTGTTGTCTATCCGGCGCAGTGCAAGGATCTGAACGAGGTCTTTCTCGCCGAGGGTCAGGCAGGGGTCACGCGTACGATCGCCAACGCCAAACCCTTTCCGGTGCGTGGCCTGTACAACATGGAGGATTTTCCCGACGCGCCGCCTGTCTCTGGTATGACAACCGGCATTGCCTGCTTGGATGAGCTTATCGAGATTGTCCCTGGTACTCTGACGGTGTTCACCGGCTACGCGAACATGGGCAAATCCACCGTCGTCAATACGATGCTGGCGCGGTGCGTGGCGTCGGCCGTACCAGTCTGCGTCGCCAGCTTCGAAACGCTTCCGAAACCAATTCTGCGGGATGGTATCGCTAAGGCTTTGATCGGCTGCACCAATCAGGAGTTTGAAGCACACCATCAGCGGGGCGCGGCCTACCAGTCCATTGAGCGAAACGTCCGCATCATTTCGAATGCGCTTGATGATGACCTGTCGCTTGATGTTGAGCAGTTCCTTGAGCTGGCCCGTATCAGTGTCGTCCGCGACGGTACGCGAGTTGTCATTCTCGACCCTTGGAACGAGCTTGAGCATAAGCGTGACAAGAACGAGACAGGGACGGAATATATCGGGCGATGCATCCGCTTGGTGAAGGCGTTTGCGCGGCGTTATCAGGTGGCATTCTGGATCGTCGCGCACCCGACCAAACCGCAGAAAGGCGTCAACACGATGCCGTCGCTGTACGATGTGTCGGACTCAGCCAATTGGGCGAACAAGGCCGATTATGGCATCGTTTATCACAGGGAGGACAAGGCGGTGAATAAAGGGGTTATCGCTATTGTGAAGGTGCGAATGGGGCTGCCTGGCAAGATCGGCACTGCGACCGTAAAATTCGATTATCGCAATTCGCGTGTGAACGAGTTCAACTCGTGATGTGCGAGATCGAGGCCGAGCGGACGGCTTATCATCGCAACCTGTATCAGAAGTCGGTTGCGCACAGGATCGCCCGCATCAACCACACTAGGCGTCGGCGCGGAATGCCGCTGATTGACGACTTAAGCCAAGTGAAGCTGCGCAAATGTCAGACACCGGCCTAACCCCCTTCATCCTGGCCATGATGCGCGCCCCGGCCGACAAACTGGCCGGGGCGGACGTGGCCAGGTTGGCGAGCAAGTACGAGATACCCGAGACAACCGCCGCGGCATATCTCGCGGCATGGCTTAAGAGAGGAGACACACAATGAACGATGGCCTGGGATACAAGCTGGTGCAGACGCTGGATGAGCGACCGGACTTTCGAGAGGGGTATCTGACCGAGCTGCTGGACTGGTATGGGGAGCGGTATCCGGTGATCGCTGAGGATTTGCGGGGGCGGATCGCTAACCGCACGCGCAAAAAAAACCCACTCCACAGGGTTGACGCCATCGCGATATGGCGTCATAAGGGGTGCATAGAGGAGATACGACATGCAGACCGCCGAAACCCTGATCGCTTCCACCAACCGCCTGCTGACCCTGGCGCATGACGATCGCTTCGATGCGCAGCAGCGGCGGATGTTTCGCAAGGCCGCACGGTGGGCCGCCAAGGAAGCTATCGCGCCTGCCAATCTCGTTTGTGTGGGGCAGTTCTGATGACCGGCAAAACCCTGGCCGATCATTCCCGTGCCTACCGCACCCGCAAAGCCAAGCGGATCGCTCGGATGGAGGCGGCTCTTAGGGAGATACAGGAACTGGAAGTCCGTGACGTGCACAACGGCTACGAGCAAGACGGGACATTCATCTGGGAGGAATGCATCCGTCTAGAGGATGTGCGCAGGATCGCCTCTGAAGCCCTTGCCAAACCCACTAACACCTAGATACCTATGACGGCGGGACCGGAGCTTGAGAGGCTTGCTCGACGGTCCCGCCTGACGCCAGAGAGGAGGGCGCTGAGATGACTATGAATGAAAATAGCAGAGAGTTCAAGGCCGGGGATCTGGTGCGGTATGTGGGCGGTGCTCGTGGCGAGCGCGTAGGCTATGTGCTTGGCTACGAGACTGTCATTGCTGGGCATGACGATGGTGGGTTACAGGTGGCTGATAAGGATGGAGACTTGCGGGTATTTTTCGATTGGGAATGGCAACATGCCTCTAATTCGCCCTCACAAGCCCCACAGGCCACATCTCCCATCCTCCCTAGCGCAGAGGCCCTGGATCGCTTCGAAGCGCTGCTAGGGCGGTTTGAGGCCATTCTAGGCGGTATTAGCAAGGGAGAGGTGAAGTGACTGACGCTCAGGAGATCATTTGGGGTGACCCCATCGCCGTGGATGGTAAGCGGCCGGGGTGGCTTAATGATGACGAGAAGGTTGACTTGCTTTCAAAGCATCAAACAGATTGGTATAGTGAGAGCGTGCGGGGTTTAGGAATACGGTCGTATTTTATACCTTGGGAATACGCCACCGCCATCCGCCTCCCCGCCGACCACCCGCATTACCGTCAGCCTGCGCCGATCAACTGGAGCGGCGAGCTTGAGGCGGTGCATGAGGATGGGCGGGTGGTGCCGGTGAAAGTTGCTAGCACTTTTCCCGATCATCACGGCGATTACCGAACAATTGATATCCCGGCTGGCGATGCTAACGAATGGTGGTTTGCTAACGGGGTTAGTCGCTGCACCGACAAGTGGCGCATCCGCAACGTCACCCCCCAGCCCACCCCCCAGGCAGACACCAAGCCTGATGTGACGGCTCGGATGGAGGCGCTGGTGCGGAAGATGGCTGATGGTCGCGGTCACATGACCAACGACTGCAAGGAAGCCCGCGCCATCGTCGCCCTGCTGCCCGAGCCGGTGGACGGAGACGTGCTAGAGGCGCGCGGCGTATGTGCGGGCATCGCGCACCGTCGCGGCGATCCTGGCCTTGCAGCTGAATACACAGCCGGCGAGCTTGACCAGCAATTCGAGATGGAAGCCGTTGTGGCCACCATTCGCGGCCGTGAACTCGCCCTTGCCGGGGAGAAGGAGGCGTGAAGATGGACCGGTGGATCGCGCTGCGGATCGCGGCCTTTGCTGCAATGCTTATGGGAGGCCTAGTGGCTGATTGGGAGTGGACCGTGTCCGCTGGCGCATGGTTCGGCGCGGCTCTTGGCTTGGCGGGCTGGTCAATCAGCGAAAACGAGATGCGCCCATGACCCACCCCCAGACACAGGATGACGAGGCGCTGGTCGAGGTGATGGCGCGGGCGATCTGCGTCGAGGCAGAGCAAGACCCTGACGCTCCGCACCCGGAAGATGAGGCCGGGGGCATAACCGATGGCTTCCCCATGTATGTCTTTTATCTTGGGTCCGCCCGAGCCGTCCTCACCGCTCTTCGCAATCATGAAGGGAGGGAGGAAAAATAATTGCATTTTGTTGGTTGACTTGGCTGCTGTTGGGTGACATAAGGGTAGCACAGCAGGAGACGACGAGATGACCTACGAAGCAGCCCATCAAGTTTGGACCGACATGACGGCCATGGAGCGTTACGCAATCATGGAAAAGGTCGGTTACATGAAGTCCATGACCAAGCGCCTCCGGGCTTGCGTCGCTTTCATTCAGAAGGGCGGGCTGTGATGGATCTCGCGACTCAGCTTCGCCATCATCGCATTCAGATGGAAACCAAACTTGAAGATGCAGCTGGGGAACAAGGGGTGCAAATCCCCGCCTATCTTCTGTTGCGCACTATTAAGCTAATCAATGCGGCTGAAATGGGATTAGGCGACAACCACATGATGAGCGAACTGCTGGCCGTTATCCATCGAGACGGCGGCCAGCATCAGGATAATGTTGGTTTGCCTCAAGCATGGAAAGAGGCAATGGTTTTATCCGCTGAAAGGTTGCCATGACTTACCCCTGCGGCCACCCCCGCACGGCGGAAAACTCCAAGCGGCACGGAAACGGTATGGCTTGCCGGACGTGCCGCAGGATAATCGAACAACGCGCACAGGCTAAACGGAGATCGCAGACATGATTTGGCAGCACTTCAAACGCGGATTTGGCTGGGGGCTCGGGAGGGACTTGGCACGGCGGGTGATTAGGGCTATTTTGAGGTGATGGAGGACCAGCCTAAACTAGGCCCGAATAGGGGCAATGCAGGTAAAGGACGCCCTAAAGGCGTTCCTAACAAAAGCACTGCTGCACTAAAGGATATGATCCTTGAGGCCCTGAGTAATCAGGGCGGTGCGGAGTATTTGTACAGGCAGGCAGATGAAAACCCGGCAGCGTTCATGACGTTGCTGGGTAAAGTCTTGCCTATGCAAGTCACTGGTGCGGACGGCGGTCCTGTGCAGATCACGCGGATTGAGTTAGCGCCCGTTCGCCCCGAATGACAACTGTAACCGTCCAGATGCCCGAAAAGCTGGTCCCCGTGTTCGACGGGGCAGCCGACGTTCGTGGGGCATGGGGCGGCCGTGGTAGCGGCAAGACGCGCACCTTTGCCAAGATGACGGCGGTGCGCGCGCTGATGTGGAGCCAGGCAGGTCGCGAAGGTATTATCCTTTGCGGCCGGGTGTTCATGAACTCTTTGGCGGATAGCTCGCTGGAAGAGATCAAGGCGGCGATCCGTGAGACGGACTGGCTTCTGCCCTATTTCGATATTGGGGAGAAATACATCCGCACAGCAGACGGCCGGGTGTCGTACAGCTTCACTGGCCTGGATCGCAACATCGACAGCGTGAAGTCCAAGGCGCGTATCCTACTGTGCTGGGTAGACGAAGCCGAGGGCGTGGGCGAGGAAGCCTGGACGAAGCTGATCCCCACGCTGCGTGAGGAGGATAGTGAGCTGTGGGTCACTTGGAATCCGGAGCGCGAGGATAGCCCCACGAATAAGCGTTTCCGCTCAGGATCCGGCGGTGAGCGGGTGAAGATCATCCCGCTCAATTGGCGTGATAACCCGTGGTTCCCCGATATTCTCGATCGCGTTCGCCTGCGGGACAAGGAGGAGCGCCCTCACCTCTACGACCACATCTGGGAAGGTGATTTCATCCGCGTGGTGGAGGGGGCTTATTTTGCTCCGCACCTGACCAAGGCGCGCGAGGACGGCCGTATTGCCATGGTCGCGGAAGACCCCAACCTCATCGTGCGCCTGTTCGCGGATATTGGCGGCACCGGCGCCAAGGCGGATAACTTCGTGTTTTGGGCAGCACAGTTCGTCGGCACGGAAATCCGCTGGGTCAATCATTATGAGCAGCAGGGGCAGCCCGTCAGCGCTCACCTCAACTGGATGCGCTCGCAGGGTTATAGCCCCGATCGCTGCAAGATCTGGCTTCCTCATGACGGCGACACGCAGGACAAGGTGTTTGACACGTCGTACCGCAAGGCGCTGGAGGCGGCGGACTATCAGGTCGAGATCGTGCCGAACCAGGGCAAGGGCGCGGCCATGCAGCGCGTGGAGAAGGCGCGGCAACTATTCTCTCGCATGCGCTTTGATGAAGACAAGTGCGCGGCGGGACTGAAGGCATTGGGTTGGTATCATGAGAAGCGCGACGCGGATCGCGGTATTGGGCTGGGTCCGAATCACGATTGGTCTTCGCATAGCGCTGATGCTTTCGGAACCGGCTGTGTGGCCTATGAAGAGCCGCGTAAAGCTGTTACGCTGGACTTGAGCAAATTGCGTCGGGGAATTGTTTGACCATGGCCACCAGCCCTCATCTTTCCGTGGTTGATCCTGACGAAGCCCCCGTGAGCAACAGCGGCCCCGACATCGACGAGCTGGTCGATGCACTGCGCCGGGAAGCGGAAAGCGCAGACAGCGAGTGGGAGCGTATTCGCCCGCTACAAGACGATGCGCACGACTACTACGAAGCCAAGCCGTTCGGCAATGAAGTGGATGGCCGCAGCCAGATCATCCTGCCGGACGTGCAGGAGACGATCGACTACATGGTGCCGTCCGTGCTGCGGACGTTCATCAGCGGTGATCGTGTGGTGGAATTCGAGGCCACCGACGAAGCCGACGAGCCATTGGCGGACGAGGCCACGGCAGCCATCGGATATAGCTTCATGCGCGATCAGGATGGCTTCCGCGTGCTGCACGACTGGCTGTCGTCGGGACTGCTGGAGAAGTATGGCGCCGTCAAAACGTCCGTACGCAGCGAAGAGCGGGTCGTGCGGGACCGCCTGGTGGTGGGCGATCCCGTCGAGCTTGAGGGCCTGGACGGCGAAGTCGAAGACGCAGAAGAGACCGAGCAGGGCCTAGTCGTCTCCATCAAGCGTGAGATCACCCGTAAGCGTTTCGTAGACGAGGTTATTCCGCGCGAAGAGTTCCGCTATTCGTCCCGTGCCCGGCATGAGGATGATGCCGACTACCTAGCGCATGTGTCGGTCAAGACGCGCTCCGATCTGGTGGATATGGGGTTCGACCGTGAGCAGGTGTACGCGCTGCCCATGCATTCCGCATCGCCGGATGACCGCGAGCGGGATCGTGACGGCTGGGAGCCGGACCCGGAAAGCACGACGGCACTGCAACTGGTCCAGCTGCGCGAGGAATATGCGCGCATGGACCTCGACGGCGATGGAATTGCCGAGCGCGTGCAAGTGTTTCGCGTCGAGAACGAAATCCTGAGGTGGGCGGAGACGGGTCAAGACGCCATCGAGACGATTGACGAACAGCCGTTTTCCCTGTTCACACCATTCCCGCGCGCCAATCGGCTGATTGGCTATTCGCTGGCGGACAAGGTGATGGACATCCAGTTGGCGCGGTCGACCATCGCGCGCCAGCTTATGGATGGGATGTATCAGGGCAATCTGCCGCGTCCTGTGGTAGCTGAGCAGGGCGCGTCCGAAAACACCATCGACGACCTTTTGTCGCCCATTGCCGGCGCGCCGATCCGCGTGCGAGACGCAACCGCGATCACGCCGTTCAACACGAATTTCGATGTCGGCAAGTCCCTCACTGTCATGGAATGGATGACTGGTGAGCGCGAGTCTCGCACCGGCATCACGCGATTGAACCAGGGGCTGGATGCCGACGCGCTTAACAAGACCGCGACCGGTACGGCCATGATGCAGGCGCAGGGCCAGCAGCAGGAAGAGTTCATCGCGCGCACGTTCGCGGAGGCGTTCTCGCGGCTGATGGCGAAGAAGTACCGCCTGATGCGCCGTGAGGGCGAGCCGTTCAAGATCAAGGTGGATGGGCAGTATAAGCAGGTCGACCCCCGCGCTTGGCCTGAGGATGTGAACGTGGCCATCCGCGTTGGATTGGGTACGGGCAGCAAGGATAAGCGCGTGCAGGCGCGTATGGCACTGGCCCCGTTGCTGGCGGAAGGTGCGGCGGCGGGTAAGGTGTCCGACAAGAACCTGTACAATGCCATGGATGGACTGGTGCGGGATCTGGGGCTGGGACAGGGTTCCGACTTCTGGAAGGATCCGGATGCGCCGCAGGAAGAGCAGCAGGAACAGCCCGATCCCGAGATGCTGGCGATGCAGGCCGAGCAGCAGCGCGAGCAGGCCAAGATGGAATTTGAGCAGCAGAAGGCGGCGGCGCAGTTGCAGCTTCAGCGCGAGAAGGATGCGGCCTCCATTGAGGCACAGCGCGAAAAGCACATGCTTGATATGGAGCAAGCCCGTGAGAAGGCGGCGTTGGAAGCGCAGTTGGCGCGTGACAAGGCCGCAACCGAGGCGGACATTGCCATTTACGCTATCGACCGGCAGACGGAGGTAAAGGCCTATGCTGCCAAGATGGGAGCGGAGGCTGGTAATGTCAGTCAGAACCGTGAGGGAGGGGATTTGGATAAATGACCGAGCGACGTAAGGGGGTTTTCGGCGCTCCTATGCGTCGCACTATCGGGCCATATGATGCGCCATGGCGCGACAATATCGCACAGTCCATATCACAGGCTGTGGGCCGCGTAGGGGGTAATGAGCGTACTGTTTATCGTGGTGTGCAAAAAGCATTAAGCCTTGCCGATTGGTTGCCTGGTGTCGGCGATGCTGCAACCGCTGCGGATGCGGTTGGATCGTTTCGGCGTGGCAACGTCGGCACCGGTATGACGCAAGCGGCATTGGCGGCCGTTGGTCTAGTCCCGGTGGTAGGTGATGCAGCGGCTGCTGGGGGTAAGGCGCTGATTAAAAAAGCCGCTTCACTGCCCGACGTGGCTTTCACAAAGGGCTATCAGCAAATCAATCTTGGCGATACGATCGTTGATTTGGCTACGCGTGCTAATGGTGCTGTGGATATTTCCAAAGTTTTCACCCCAGTAGAAGCGCGCGGTAGAGGCAGCGCGCGGGTGGCTATGAACCATTTAGCACAGCAAGCCGATGCGCAAGGTGTTCGGCTGGAACTAACCGCAGATCCTCTGGACAAAGCCACTTCTAAGGCAGGCCTTGAACAGTTTTACAAAAGCGTGGGGTTTGTGCCGAATAAGGGGCGTAATAAAGATTATAGCACCCGCGCTGGAATGATTAGAGAGGCACGATAATGACCTTCCTTGACCGCATCGCCGCCTATTTTGGCTATACCCGCGCCGTTCCGGCACCTCTCCCCCGCGTCAATAATGGCACCGACGCCATTGCACGCGGGCAGCGGTGGCAGGCTTTCGCGGAAGAGGAAGGCGGCCTCTACGACATGTTCGCCCGGCTCAAGACCGATTACTTCCTGAAGGTGGGCCATCTCAGCCCTAGTGACCGCGATAAATTGCTGGCGCTTGGCATGGCGCACAAGATTGCAGGCGAAATCGAGGGTCAAGTCCGACAGGTCATTGAAACCGGCAAGATTGCTGCTAATAATCGTGACCATGTTGCACGCGTGGCGTCTGTTGGGCGTCATAGCCGGTAACGGTAGAAGGCAGAACAATGGCCCATCTTGCAGACAATGCAGAAGCCGGCGGCGATGATCTCGGCAGCGCGGCGGCAGCAATTAGCGATTTGAACCTTGATGACTTTGCCCCTGAAGAGGACGAAGACAACGAGGGCAACCAGAATTCGGACGACGACGCGGACGGTGACGACACCGACCAAGACGGCGACGATGACCAGGGTGACGGTGACGACGAACAGGACCAAGAGCCTGCCATCGACGCACCCGTCAGCCTGACGGCGGAGGAAAAGGCGAAGTTCGCGGGGCTTCCCAAAGAGGCCCAGCAATACGTCGCCGATCTGGAGGCGCGCCGCGCCGTACAGGTCCAGACCGCGACCACGAAGGCCGCAGAGGCCCAGCGCATGGCGGAAACGCGCGCAGCCCAGGCCGACGCACAGGCGCAGGCACGCTTTGCCCAGCAGTTGAAGGCCATCGGGGCGAGCATCGCTCCCCAGATGCCGGACCCTGCCTTGGCGTATAGCGATCCGGCGACCTACATTGCCCAGAAGGCGCAGTACGACCATGCCAAGGCCCAGCATGATGAATTCATGCAGCAGGCGGAGTCGCTCGGCGGCGATGCGGAAGCCGCAATGTCCGATGCGGATATTCAGCAGCGCGATCGTGAGCTTATGGAAGTCCCCGAGGTGGCCAATGAGGCGACCCGCGAGGAGTTCTTCAGCAAGGCGATCGGTGAAGGCAAGAAATTAGGGCTGGACATGAGTCAGATCGGTCATGCGACCGCTGGCGAACTGAAAGCCCTGCGTGAGATTGCCACGCTTCGCGAGAAAGCCGAGAAGTACGACGCGGCCACCGCCCGTCAGATGCAGCGCGTTCGCGAAGGCAAGAAGACGCGGACCACGAAGCCCAATGCTGCCCAGCCTAGCAGCGCAGAGGGCCGGGGTTACCGCGAGTCGCGGGAGCGATTGGGCAAGAGCGGGGATGTCAAGGACGCCGCTTCTGTCATCGCTCGGATGCAATTCTAAGCCCCTGAATACGGGGCTGGCACAGGACCGAGAAAATGGCAGTTCCTTCGAATACCATTCAGACGATGAGCCGCGTGGGCAACCGCGAAGACTTGTCGGATGTCATCAGCAACATCAGCCCCACCGAAACGCCGTTCGTTACCGCGATCGGCCGTGAAAAGGCGGAGGCTGTCTACACCGAGTGGCAGACCGACGCGCTGGTGTCGGCGAACCCGCAGAACAAGGCGGTGCAGGGCGACGACCTCAGCAACGAGAACCGCCCGGCGACGACCCGTCTGGGTAATTACACCCAGATCTACACCAAGGTTGTCGGCACGTCGACCACGCAGCAGGCGGTGAAGGCGGCGGGTCGCTCCAATGAGCATGCCTACCAGATCGCCAAGGCCGGCAAGGAGTGGAAGCGCGACCGCGAGGCGCGTTACACCGGCAACTTCGCCGCCGTCCCGCCGTCCTCGACGGTTGCGGGCGAAGCGGCGGGCGCGCTGGCGTTCATTCGCACCAATGCCAGCCGTGGCGCTGGCGGCGTCAATCCGACGCTTTCGGGCACCACGCAGGGTTATCCCAACGCCCCCGCCACCAATGGCACGCAGCGGGCTTACACTGAGGCTCTGCTGAAGGCGGCGATTGCGTCGGCGTGGAATGCGGGCGGCGAACCTACGCTGGTCATCACCAGCCTGGCGCAGAAGCAGGTCGCGGCCACGTTCTCGGGCCTGGCGCAGCAGCGCCGCGAAGCCGGCAACAAGCGGCTGACGATCATCGCTGGCGCCGACGTGTATGTGTCGGACGTGGGCGAGCTTCAGTTCGTGCCGGATCGCTTCTGTTCGGCGCGTGATGCACTGATCATCGATCCGGAGCTGTGGGCGATCCGCACGCTGGACCCGCTCCAGAAGCGCAAGCTGGCGGTGACGGGCCTTGCCGACCGTGACGCGATGTACTCGGAAGAGACGCTGATCTGCCGCAACGATGCCGGCAATGCCGTCATCGCCGACCTGACCTGAACCCTGTAAGGCCTGCCCTGCGTTTATAGGGCAGGCCACTTTAGGAGTGTGTGAAATGGCACGACCCCGCAAGGATACGACCCAGAGCGAGGACAACACCGTTCTCGAAACCAACACCCAGGGCAAGGATCTGCCGGAGACCAAGGAGTCTGGTGATACCGCGCCCGGCGTCCGTGATCTGCCCCCCGCCAACCCGCTCGGTGAGCCGGTGAAGCCTGCCGACGAATATGCCAGCCCGTCCGAGGCCGGCAAGATGGCGGCTGCTCTGGGGATCGAGACGGAGGAAGTGGCGCATGTACAGGACTACATTGCCGGCGAAACCGTCGTGGAACACCCGCTGTCGCCCACCGACGCCAATCCCAATCCGCACGGGCAGCGCTCGAACCCGGATGCGGATCTGGTGGTCGAGACTGACGACAAGGGCCGTGAGACCCGTACCGTCCGTGACGAGAAGGACATGGTCGAGGTCACTGGCGCCGACGATCTGCCGGCGGATGTTCATGTGGGCGATGGGCGCACCATTGGCCGTGGACAGACGATGAAGGTGGACAAGGACACCGCCAAGATCCTGCGCGACAACGGGCAGGTGAAGTAAGCGATGTCGGACTGGAAACCATTTGATTACGACCCCGCAACGGGCGTCAGGACGTGGTTTTCGTCCGACGAAGAGAATGGGGGGCAATGGCATTTCAAGCGCGAGCAGGATGTCGCCCCCATTCTTGATAGAAACAAGGAAGCCCAAGCTGAGTCTTGGGACAAGCGTTCGGAAATGTGGCACGCGGCGCACATCCCGACGCTGGTTATGTACGAATGGGCGACAAAACACGGTGTAGAATTCTGGAACCCGGCCCATAAGGACGGCGTAAAACGGTTGCTAAATCACCCTGATTACAGGTACTTACGGGTGCGTGAGTTTATTATTTGAAGGGATAGCAGGCAATGGCGACAGGGATTGGCATATTCACCAAGCTCTTGCCGTTTCTCACGGATGGGCAGCAGGTGGCCCCGCAAGTCGACCAGCGCGGGCGATTGATCGTCAGCAGCGGCGATGACAGCGTGCTTTTCACCACCGTTGTCGATCTCGACACCAATGGCGGCATCGTGCCTACCTATCGCGGCCTGACCAATACTTATGACGCCAGCGGCAACCTGCAAACGCAGACGGTCAAGAACGGCGGCACTTGGGTGCGGACGCTGACTTACACCAATGGCGAGGTGGCCTCCGATAGCGGGTGGGTGAAGCAATGACCGATAGCCTGATCCAGCCGTTCCGCCGCAATCTCAATCTACGGCCCATCATCGGCAACGTCGGCCTGTCGGCGCAGCCGGTGGCCATCGCCCCCATGACGGGGCAGGGCGTGACCAGCTTCATCGTGCAAAACCCCAACCCGTTCCATTTCTGGTTTGCGGGGTGGCGTGGCTCGCCGACGGATATGCCCAATATCAAGGAAAACGGGCATTACCTGCACCCAGGCGAAAAATATCTAGGCCGCACGCAGATGCCGCAATGGGTGGCGGCTGTGGCCGACGATGAGCCAGGCTTTCCCATCTTCACGGCGGACGGCAAGTGGCTGTATGAGGGCAAGCGTACCCGTTTCATCCTGATCTATGGCAGCGGGAATTAACGGTGGGCACGAAAGTCCCTGGATATCCGCTCAAAGGCAGCATGGGCGATGCAGGCGCGCAGGGGCCGGCTGGCCCGATGGGCTTGCAGGGGCCGAAGGGTGATACGGGGCCAGCGGGGCCTCAGGGGCCAAAGGGAGACAAAGGCGACGCCGGTGCTACGGGTGCGGTGGGTGCCACAGGAGCCACAGGGCCGCAAGGGATTCAGGGCGCAACCGGCCCTAGAGGAGATACAGGCGCGACAGGTGCACAAGGCCCGCAAGGCGTAAAGGGCGACACAGGAGCGACGGGAGCGACCGGCCCTGCCGGCGCGAAGGGTGATACCGGCGCGACCGGACCCAAGGGGGACACGGGCTTTACTGGCGCAACCGGTGCTACGGGCACCAAGGGCGATACGGGCGCGCAAGGCCCGCAGGGTATTCAGGGCGCGACAGGCCCGCAGGGCGCGCCGGGTGTCGCCGGCTCCAATGCCACTGCTACACCGCTGGCGTCCAATGCACCGGCGGCCTTGGGCGCGGCGGCATTGACCGGCACCAGCAGCGCAGCGGCGCGCGAGGATCATGTTCACCCGCTGCCATCAGGGCGCTTGTCGCTTGTAGGCACCTATACCGTAGGCGAAGCCGGCCTCATCACCCTGGCGCTGGCCGTCCGACGCTATACGCTTACGGCAACCGGATTAGCTACCACAGACAAGATCGTGGCAACGCTCAACGGCGTGCCGCAAAATGGTTCGTTGCAAGACGTATATGTCAGCGCCGCTAATACACTGAACGTGGGCGCGTTGGTGCCGACCTTGGGCGTTGCCACTACGGTTGCTATCCCTATCGCCGTCTATAAGGTGACCTGATGTCCATCGCCATCCCGACATACGCGCCCGGCTCCATTACCAGCTATTCCGAGCTGGTGACCGAGATCCGCGACATGATGGACGATGCGGACTACAGTCAGGAGGCGATTGACCGCGCGCTGCGAAAGGCGGAAGCGGAGTTCAACCGCTCGCTGCGCACGCCGGACATGGAAACGCGCGCGGTCTTTACCATCACGGACGAATTGACCGCGCTGCCGGCCGATTTCCTGGAGATGCGGTTCATCTTCGTGGAGGGCATGCCGGACCAGCCGCTGGCCAGCATGTCGCCTGCGGGGATGCTGTCGACCTATTACGGGCGAGCTGGGTGCCCGATGGCCTATACGATCGAGGGCAGTAACCTGCGGGTGGGGCCGGTCGGTACGGCGGCGGTCGAGATGGTCTATTACCAGCGCATCCTTGGCCTGACCGATGCGCAGGTGTCGAACTGGCTGTTGCGCAAGCACCCGGACTTGTATGTGGCGGGCGTCATGTATCATCTGGCGCGCCGGGAGCGGGATGCGGAAGGCGCGGCCCAGGCGGCGGCGGAGGTGCAGACGCTGACCGAGACGATCAAACAGGCTGCGATGTCCGCGCGCTGGGGTGCGGCTCCGTTGACGCCTCGTGGGCTGTCGCAGGTTTCGCGGCGGGTGAGGATCTGAGGTGGGACGCGGGGCCTCAACGATTGCAGTCATTGAGGCCCCAAAGCCCGGCTTCTCCGATGGTGTGCGGTGCCGGAGAAGGGCTTTTGTGCTGCGAGCCGGGCTTGATACCGGCTATTGGTTCAGATCGGGCCATCGCCCAAGACCCCCAATGCTTCGCCAAACGCAATTTGACTCATCGCCGCGTGTCCTTCCACGCCGCCGCAGCCCTCGTAAAATGCCATACCTCATGCTAAAGTCAAGCCATGGCCGCTAAACGCCTCCTCTACCCCGCATACCTCCCCGACCAGCTTCCGCGCGGGGTTCTCACTGCGGCGGTCAACGTACTGCCGGCGCAGGACGGGTATCGGCCGGTCAAGTCGCTGACTTCGATCAGCGACCCGCTGCCGGCGACGTTCAAGGGCGGGGGTGCCTTCATTTCCAGCGGCGGCACGACGTACCTGATCGCCGGCACTGCCAACGGGCTGGCGCGCTACAATGGCGGGGCGTGGGCGGATTTGTTCGTGGGCATGTCTGTTCCCAACCGCTGGAAGTTCACGCAGTTCGGCGACTTCGTGGTGGCCGTCAACGAGGTTGACACCAAGCAGGTAGACCTCAACGCCGGCACCGCCAGCGACCTGACCGATTGCCCGACTGCCAATGACGTGGCGGTGGTCGGGGATTATGTGGTCATCACGCAGTCGGGTGGGAATAAGCTGTTAGTGCAGTGGTCCGCGTTCAACGATCACACCAAATGGACGCCGGCCGTCGATCAGGCGGGGTTTCAGCCCATGCTGACCGGCGGCGAACTCCAGGGTATCGCTGGCGGCGAATACGGCGTGATCCTCCAGCGCTTCCGCTTGGTACGCATGGAGCGGACCGGCGACGCCACCGCGCCGTTTTCTTTCTCGGAAATCACGCCCAATTTCGGCTGCGCTGCGCCGGGTAGCATTGCCCAGGCAGGCCGGACGGTATTCTTCCTGTCGGACCGGGGCTTCATGGCGCTGGAGGATGGGCAATCCCTGCGGCCGATCGGCAACGAGAAATTCGACCAGGCCTTCCGCGACAGCGTGACGCCGGATGATTACGACCGGATGTGGTCGGCGATCGACCCGAAGCGGTCGCTGGTGTTCTGGGGGGTGCCCGGTACGCCTGGTAGGATCTGGGTTTATAATTGGGTCATCGACCGCGCCAGTACGATCGAAATTCCATTCTTGGGGATATTCGCAGGCTATGAAAGCAGCCTGTCGCTGGAGGCGGTGGCGACGGAATACCCTAATCTCGACACGATGCCCTATTCGCTGGATGATCCGCGCTTTCAGGGCGGTGACCCGCGCTTGTATCTGGTGAATCGGTCGAGCCGCATCGGGGCTTTGGCGGGACCACCGCTGGAAGCTACGCTGTCGATGGGATGGCAGGCGCTGGCGGACCCGCTCGTGGCGCGGGTGCGGGCGGTCACGCCGATGTCGGACGCGGCAACGGGCATCACCGTCACGATCGATGCGCGCCAGCAGATGGGCGGCCCGTTGGGGCTGGTCACGGAGGGTGGTATGCAGCCGAGCGGTCGGCTCCCGATCCGTGCGCGCGGCAAATACATGGCGATCACGACCAAGATCGCGGCGGGTACGCGGTGGTCCTATGCGCAGGGGCTTGATATCGAATATGACGCCGGGGGCAGGAGGTGAGCCGCCCGGTCCCCGTCGACGCCAGGCGCACGGACTGGCCCCGCTTGGTGGCCAATGCCGTCAACGAGCTGCAACAGCCGCGCGAGGGCGAGGTTCGCTATATGGACGGTGGACTAAAATACTGGGACGGGGCCGAATGGCAGCCGGTACCGTGATGTATCCGCCGCAGCATTGGGCGGCGTATTCGGCGCGGCGTGCCGAGATTGAACCGCTGTTGGACCCGCGCTGCTACACCATCGACTGGCTTGACGTGCAAATCTTGAATGATGCGGCGCGGGTGTTCGCGTCTGCGGAGGCCGTGACAATCGTTACGCTCAAGCAATACCCTGCCGGCGCGGTCGAATTGCACGGACTGGTGGCCGCTGGTGAACTTGCCGCGATCCTGTTGCTTATAGACGAAGCGGAAGAATGGGCGCGGGAAGGCGGGGTGACATTTGCTTCGATTGCTTCGCGCGAAGGATGGAGCCGGGTGTTGAAAAATCGCGGCTATCGGTTATACCAGAGCGAATTGCGGAAGGATCTGTAACGTGGGGCTTTCTTCCACCAAGACCAAGTCGAGTAGCAAGCCCGTATATTCGGCGCAGATCGAAGGCGCGGCTGGCAACATCAACAGCGCCTATTCCGCGCAAGCCCCCAAGATTTCCGCCATCACCGATCAGCTTGGCGGCCTAGTGCCGGGACTGGTCGAGCAATACCAGCAGGGCGATCCTGGCGTGAAGGCGGCGCAAGGGTATAACACCGATGTGCTGTCCGGCAAGTATCTGTCCGGCGGCAACCCCTACCTTCAGCAGCAGATCGACACGACCAATTCGAGCGTCCGCAACGGTGCGGCAGCATCCTTGGGCACGCGTGGCCTGACCGGCGGCTCTGCATTCGGTGACATTATCAGTCGCAATTTGGCGCAGAATGAATCGACGCTGCGCTACAACGATTATAATAATGAGCGCACGCGCATGGGGCAGGCAGCGTCTGCCGCGCCGGGGCTATCAGCAGCTGGCTATCTGCCGCTGACGGCTATTCAGGACATCTTGCAGGCGCAGCAGGCCCCGGTGCAGTCGGCCGTGGGGGCAGGTTCGGGCATCGGCGGCTTGTTGGGACAATACACCAACAACACGCAGAAGTCGTCGCCGTCGCTGGGCGCGATCCTGGCGCAGATCGCGGGTAATGCGGCGCAGGCATATGCAGGGGGTGCGGGCTGATGGCGATGTTCTCCAAGGGGCGGGGGCTGTTCGGCGCGCCGATGGCCGGAGCGTCGCCGGCTTATACCAGCGCATCCCCAGACGCCGCGCCCATCCAGCAGGCCGCGACCGTGCCGACATACAAGAAGCCGTCGACCGCCAATCTGGTGATTGGCACGATCGGGGATACGCTATCGCAGATCGGCGGCGGACAGGGGCACTACCTGGAAGGGCTGCAACAGCGGCAGGCGTTGGCGGGGCAGCAGGCGCAATATCAGCAGCGCCGTGCTGACGAATACGCGGATTGGGAAAAGAAGCAAGCATATGAGGCCGCGCATCCCAAGCCTTTGGCCCCGGACAATTTCACGCAAACGCTGGCGGCGGCGGGTATTGACCCCGCGTCGCCGCAAGGTCGGGCTTTGTATCAGCAGCGCGCCGCCACGCTCGCTTCCCCTGCGCCTAATTTTGTCAGTGACGGCGCTGGCGGTGGCCGCTGGGTGACGCCCCCGGCTGTGTCGCTCTTGCCATCCGGCCCTGGTCCCACCGCACCTGTCGGCCGGCTAACCCCCTTGGGCGCAGGAGGTGCCACCCCGCAAGGGGCGCGCACCTTTCCAGTCCGCTGATATCCTGCCTCATCTTATCCAGCAGGAAAGTGGTGGCCGGGCGGGCGTGTCTGGCCCGCAGACGCAGTATGGCCAGGCGCAGGGCATGACACAGGTGCTGCCCGCGACGGCGCAGGGTGTGGCGAAGCGGCTAGGCGTGCCGTGGCGGCCGGATCTCATGTCGGGCAAGACCGAGGCCGCCGCGAATTATCAGCGCGCCATTGGCCAAGGCTATCTGGAAGAGGCGCTGGACAAGACCGGCAACGTCAGCGACGCGCTGAAATACTATCACGGTGGCCCCAATCGTCGGCTATGGGGGCCTAAGACCAACGCGTATTCGGCGGGCATCCTTCGCCGCTTGGGGGTATGATGGCACAGCAGCAGGCACGGGATGAAGCCGGCAATATTTGGTATGTGGACGAAGCCGGCAATCCGATCGGGCTGGCGCAGGCTGCGCCGCAGGGCGGAGCGTCGGTGGTGGCGTCCAACCCGGTGCAGGCACAGCGGCAGGGCGCTGATCTGACCGGGGCCAATCTTGGCAATCAGAAGACGGCGCAGCAGATTGCTATCGAGGCGGCGCGGGTGCCGCTTGCGCCCCGACAGGCAGCGGCTGAAACTAGTAAAGCCGAGGCAGACGCCAAAGCTGCCGCGCTAGCTTTGCAGATCAAGGAGCGCGAAGCCGCTCTGCCGATTTCTGGGCAAAATGGTGCGCGCAATCTTCAAGAAGCTATTGACGACATCAAGCGTAGGTTTGCAGCCGGGCCCGGTCGAACGTCAGGGCTAAAGGGCATCGCTGATTACAATCCTTTTTCGGAAGAAAACCAGCGGTTCAATGCTGCGGGTAACGCGGCAAGGGGGTTTGTCGGCCCGGCTCTTGGCTTGACTGGCGGCCAGCTCAACAGCGTGGCTGAAGCCAAGATGGCGGTTGGCCCATATATTCCTTCAGCCAATGATTTTGACTCGACTATTCAGGACAAGATTGACCGCCTTCAGCGGCTTGCTGACGCGATGGGAAGCGCAAATCAGGGTGCGGCTGTCGCACAGCAGCGCCAGCAGCAGGCCCTCGCATCCGGCGGCGGCGGCAACACCAATCCCCCTCCCCCCGGCGGCTCTGGCCCTGCCGGCTACGACGTGGCGGGCGTGGAAGGGGGCGTCGGCGGCGGTGGTGGCGGTAGCACGTTTGCCAGTGCAGCCGGCGTGGCCATGGCGCAGCGTTTGAAAGCGGCGTACAATCGCGGTGCCAACGTCCAGCAACTCAACAAGCTGTTGCAGGATAACGGTTTCCAGCCTTTGACCGATGCGGCCTCGATCGCCGCTATCCAGAAGCGCGGGCCGATCAGCTTTGCGCCGCCGCAGGCAGATGACACGCGAGGTGCGTTCGGGCGTGCCATCGGCGCGGTGGCGGATACCGGGCTGGGGGCTTATGCCATTTCGGCAGGTGACGCACTGACGGCGGGCACGCTCGACAATATCGCGGGCGGACAGGCCAAGCTGGCGCAGGAATATGCCGCACAGAAGTTTCCGACCGCTTCGCTGTTGGGCACGGTGACAGGCGGCGCGCTGGCGGCAGGCGGTGCCGAGCTGGGATTGGCGCGTGCGGGATTGTCGGCGGGTCGCGCGGCTCTGGCAGGCGATGCCCTGTATGGCGGCGCTTATGGGGCTGGGTCTGCTGATGGCGAGGGCGACAGCC